TTTCCTCAGTTACAAGTAAACTGTAAAAATGTTTGTGGTCAAGGATACGATAAATGGGGTGATGATTTATTACAGTTAAGTGTAGAAATCTTCTTAGAAAAGCCTATAGAAGATCAAATTAAAACTATAGACAAAGGTAAGTTAGAAAACTTTATTACTTATATAATGAACTTTCAACTTAAGAGAGGTAAGACAACTAGATTTTGGCATACCCATAGAAAGTTTGTAGGTAATACTAGAGAGTTATATGTAGGTACTTATGATTACAAATACGATGGTATGAAAGAACCATTCGAAGATGAATTATCAGACTTACAAGAATGTATAAATAAACAAATGTCTAAATTAGATCCTTTTGAGAAAATGTTACTTACAGAAAAAATACAATGGGGTAGTAAGTATACAGAGATAGCAGAAAAGTATAACATACCTTATGCACAGTTACAAGCAGGACTAAAACAGACGTTAAAAAAAATTAAAGAAACATGTCAACATCTCAGATAGTATTTGAAATAAGCTTATTGGTTAACGTAGCATTAATCTCATTAGTGCTCTCTATATATTATCCAAAAGTAATAGCGTGGTATAAGAAACGTAAAAAAAGACGAGAGACACAAAAAAATGCTCTTATAAGAAAAGCAGTAAGAGATTATTTGAATGAACTAAAGAATGGTTGAAGCAACTATTTATTATGGATTTGGAGTTGCAGTACTAAGTATATTCATAACAGGATTTTATACACCACTGCAACCTTTTAAGGATAGGCTGTTAGATAAACTACCAGACAACTATTTAGGACGATCCTGCCGTACTGTTTTTAATTGTCCTAAGTGTCTTTCTTTTATATTCTCTTTATGTGTGTTCTGGGATGTCCTAGCAGCCGCCCTTATAAGTTTAACGGCATATTTTTTAAACCATCTTATTGATAGAGTAGAAGCATGGTACGAATAAATGATAAAGACAAAGAGTGGTTACTAAACCATTTTACTAAAGAGAGTTACGGTAAGGTAATGAGAGGCACAGTTATACATGACTATTTATATGCAGAAAAGGTACTGAAAGGTTACGATAAAATTCTAAGAAGAGGATGTGGGTGTGAATACGGGGGAGTTCAAAGAGGAGTAGACAAGTTATATAAAGAGTTTATGAATGTCCAAAAAGAATAATTACATTACAGATACAGAATACGAAATAGCTTTAAACAAATACTACAATGGTCAAGACGATTATACAGACCATATAGAGTATAAACAATCTGTAGCAGATCAATTTCAACATAATCCAAGATTAATCGAAGAGTATTTAGAAGAAGGAGAAAGGTATACAATACTAGAAAGAGGATATTGCATTACAAGTTACGGTAGAGTATTTAACTTAAGGTTTAGACGCTTCTTAAAACCAAAGTTTTATAATAGTGATATCTACATATATTGCGGTCAGAGTAATTATAGATTACAGCCTATATTTGAAGAGATGGGTTGGCACTTCGATAAAGTAGAAATACTAAGAAAGTATTTAGAACAAGATTGGAATAGAATAGTTATGGACAATTGCAATTACGCACATTTGGCAGAATAGAGCTATTTATATATAATTGATATATAATTCACATGGCTGGAAATAAGGTAAATAACCAAGAGTTAACGGAAATAATAGAGAAAGCGTACGACTTACGCTATAATCAGAATTATAGTCAGAAGCAATACGTAGCTTTTGCTAAGAAAGAATACGGTAAGAGTGAGCAGCAATGCTGTCAATACTATCTTAAGGCTAAAGAGAAACATACTACAATGTGGAAAGCATTGTTAGAAAAACAATTAACTCCAGCAGTAGAAGAACTAATACGATTAATGGCAGACGAGAATCCTAAGATTAGACAACAAGCTATATCTCAGGTATTTAAGTATACAGGAAACGAAGTACAAAAGATACAGGCAGAAGTAAAAGGTGATATACAAGTATCTTTTAACGCACCAGAAGAATAAATGAACGTTACTTTATTTACACCCTATAAAGCACAACAAGCTTTTATAGATAAATTTGTAACTACTGATGACTTATTTGGTTGTTTAGTAGCACCAAGGGGTAGTGGTAAAACATTAGCAGCAATTAACTTTGCTATGTTCTGGGGTTTACAAAAAAAGAATAGAAAGATAGGGTGGTGTAGTCCTACCTTTAGTCAAGCTAAGTCTGTATTAGATCAAATAGTTACAGCAGCACCTGATTTAGTAGAATCGTCAAATAGAATGGAAGCCGTAATAACATTTGTAAACGGTAGTACAATAAAGTTCTTAAGTAGTGACTCAGCAGATAACATTAGAGGATTTAGGTTTACACATCTTATACTAGATGAAGCAGCATATATAAAAGAGACAGTTATTAGTACTATACTATTACCTACATTAAATCCTAATGGTATAAAATGTTTATTAGTAAGTACACCGGCTGGTAAGAATCATTTCTTTAACTGGTATATGAAAAACGATGTTATAAGTCATAGAATAACTTTAGAAGAATGTCCTTATATCTCTCAAACGTTATTAGATGAAGCTAAAAAGAGTTTACCACCGGATATATACTCACAAGAATATTTAGCACAATTTGTAGATAGTGCCAATGACGTATTTGTTGGTATAGATAAAGTAGCATTTGTAGGAGAGTATAGAAGAGGAGGAGATGTATACGTAGGAATCGATACCGGACTAAGTGAAGATGCTTCTGTTATGACTTGTATCTCTCCCATAGGTAGAGTAATGAACGTAGTAAGTATATCACAAACAGATATCAATACGGCAGCCACGCTCTTTCTAAAGGAGTTACAATCTTACAATGTAGTAGGAGGGTATATAGAGACAAATGGTATTGGTAGAGCAATGTATGACCTAGTACAACCAAAGCATAGACGTATAAAAAAGTTTAACACTAATGTAAATAATAAAACTGAATTAGTAAGAAAGCTTATAAACGATATAGAGTTAATGAATATAGAATTACCAAGTGATAGTTTATGTCCAGAGTTACATAGTGAATTTAGTACATATACTTATAAATTATCTCCTACCGGTAAGTTATCTTTTAGTCATAGTAGCGGTGCTCATGATGATTATATAGATTCGTTAATGTTAGCAAATTATAGTCGTAATCAATTTATGACTAAGAAACCAATAAGAATAAGTGGCCATAGAAAGACAGCCGTATCATTTGGTACGCCAAAGTAACATAGGTCCTTTAAAGTAAAAATTAATATTTATTAGAAGATGGCAAAGACAGTAAGTTTAAAATTAGAAGTACCAGAGTACTTAACAGTACAGAAGTATTGTGATATGAACGGGTATAAAGGTACTAGTAAATTTGGTAAACTTGTACATGCAGTATCTGTACTAACCGATAAACCATTATCAGAGGTTAGACAATGGTCGGTAGAAAGCTTAACTAAAGTAAGCAATATATATGCCGGTATAGCAGATCATAAAGAACTATTTCATCCTATTATAGAATGGAATGGTCAATTGTACGGTTACTCTAGTATAAAGAAATGTTCACTAGGTGAATATATAGATCTAGAAACTTATTGTGCTGATATGGAGAACTCTATGCATAAGGTAGCCGCTATATTATATAGACCTATCAAAAGACATAGATTTAACGATATAGTGTTTTCAGTTAAACAAGGTATAAAGACTGCAATTAATAATGTAGAAGATCCTTTTGACTGGTATGAAGTAGAGAAGTATGATAGTGATAAACGTAGACTAGTAGAAGAACAATTTAGAGACTTTCCGGTACATTTATTTTTAGGAGGTCTTAGTTTTTTTTTGAGCTGCGCAAACCTATATTTGAATCGTATAGCATATTTGAAAAAGGAGATAACGAAGAAGACAATGGAGAAGATGAACAAGGAGATACTGGAAAATCTTTCGCTGAACACTGGGGATGGTTCGGATCGCTTTTCAACCTCTCTAAATCCAATATACTATCGATCACTGGAGACAAGGCAATAACAGACTTGAATCTTCTATTTTGTTTAACATTTTTAGAAATACAAAAAGACTACGATGAAGAAATCGAAAAAAGCAGAAAAAGAGCTTTACAACAACAACGACTTAGATACTAAACCAAAGTGTGAATGCGGTAATACAGAACACCCTGAAGGTGATTGTGATGGTTCACATAAGACTAAAAAGAAACCTCGTAAGATGATTAACCGTAAAGCAGTACAAGCCGAAATAGATATAGACAAAAATATTAGACGTCTATTGAGAATGGGCTATTATAATTATAACCAAATAGCATCTATGGTAAAAGGTGCTAACTTAGAAAGAGTAATAAACGTAGATAATGAGCGCAGAAAGAATTAAACGTAACGTACCTTATTCTGAGATAATAGATTTATTTCAGCAAAGATGTGATGCACATTTAGCTATAGCTTCTTTTGATAGCGGTACTATAGATTATTTAGATGCATCGGCAGTAAATAGAAAATACCCTTTTATTTTTCTTAGACCGATGAACTCTCTACTATTAGACAGACAGCGTACCTTATCGTTCGAATTATATAGTCTAGATATACCTAAACTAAAATCATCGAGCAATGTAGAGCTACTAACAGATACAGAGATGTACATATATGACTTAATGTCTTATTTTAATTACGGTCCTACTACTATACAACAAAACTATACAGCTGAGATAACGGATTGTATTCCTGTTAATGAAGCATTTCAAGATAGAGTATATGGATGGATGGCATCTATAGACATTACTACACCGTTTAATTTAAACTATTGCGTATACCCAGATTACCCATAATATGTTAAAGAAGACTTTAAAAGTTATTGCAAGACTAATATCTAAAAAGAAGAAAGAAAAAGCAAGTATTCTTTTTACTAAAGGTACCGGTAGACTAAAAAGGTCTATTAAGGAACAAGTCGTAGGTAACGAAACTAAAGGGTTTCAAATAAAGTCTCAAATGGTTGATTATGGTTACTTTCAAGATAGTGGTGTAAAAGGAGCTAGTGAAGGTAAGTGGAAGAATAGAGTAAGAGCTAATAAAAACTCTTTATATAAACCAGGACAGTTTAAAGCAAGTAAAAAAGTAATAGGTGGTCCATTACCATTCGCAGCAAGATACGTAATAAGAAGAATAGGTTTAAAACCTAAACCATTTGTTAAACCATCTGTACTAGAGGTAATGAATAAAGAAGGATATCAAGCTATAGCAGATGCAACAGCAGAAGATGTAGCATTAGAGTTTACTAATACATTTAAAAACGCTAAGTTAGGATAATGGCATTAACTATATTACAAGAACCTACTTCACCTAATGTATCGAATACTAATTTGATATATACTATTAGTTCATCTAATGTACCACAATATCAATACAGATATATTGCAGACTTATACGAAAGTGGTAGTGCTACTAGACTAGCAAGATTTAAATATCCTCAAAATAGTTCTGGTACTGCTAATATAGATTTAGCAAGACCTATAAACGATTATTTAGATACTGACTATAACTGGAAAATAAGTAGTTTAGAAACTAGTAATATATCATTTAAAAGATTTACCTTACAGTTTGGAGAAGAGTACGGTACTAGCTATAGTAGTTCGGTTACTACATTTCCTAATGAAGCAAGTAGTAGTATAACAGTACTTAACGGTAACATACAATATCCGTCAGTAGATAGTTATACACAATCTCCTAAGTACGGACCTAATCAAGCAGCAAGTTCAATTAATTTTGATAGTTCTTGCTATGCAATAGAATCTGCATCTAATACAACTTTAACTAATCCTTTAGCATGGAGTGATAAAAAACTAACTAACAATCCTAATGTATTACAAATGCCTGCTACTTCTAAGTATTATACAGATGGTACATATACTTACAATGCAGGTAGTAATAGCTCTATTACGATGGCTACTGCTTATGCAAACCATACAAAAGGTTGGATGACTACTCAGCCATTAGGTCTAAATGACTATCATACTGAGCATTACCTATACGTACCTAATAATTTATTACCTACTAGTAGTAATAATGTATTTCACTATAATGTTATTGTATCAGATGGTAATGTTACTATATGGAACTCTGGTACGCAAACTATGACTTTACCACAAGGTGACCCTACATTAATAAGTATACCAATAGGAGCAGCTAATGAATTAGTAAGTAGTATAGCTCCGTATTCCGGTTCTAAAATAAATGATATAGTTTCAAGTTCAGCACAATGGGATCATATAGGATTATATGTTACTGAAATGTTTGGTATGAGACCTTGGTTTAACTATTACTATAACGAAGATAAAGGTCCTGATGTATTACTTAATACTGATTTAAGTTTTCAAATAAAACCAAGTATGTGGGCTTCTGGTAAATACTACCCTACTAACTGTAAAGGTGAAAAGACTAGATTTGCATTTGTTAACTCTTTCGGTGTATGGGACTACTATAACGTTTATATGCCTACTAGAAGAAGAACTAATATAGATAGAAAAATATACGAACAAGATAGAATTAACTTAAATGACCGTATAGCTACTTATAACGTCTCTAACAGAGGAGATACTCAATACTATACAGAGTATACAGATGAATTCGAAATAACGACAGACATACTCGATTCACAAGAGTCACAATGGTTAAGAGAGATGTTTGAGTCAACAGAAGTATTTATACAAAGCGGTAGTGATTTTATACCTATTAACATTTTAAATAATAGAGAAACTATAATAAATACTACAGCAAGAAATAAGAATTACCAATATACAATAAGGTACCAATTTAGTAACTTAAGAGAACCAAGATAATGTCATTAACAGCTTTACAGACCGCAACTACACCTAATTTTGCATATACAAGATTGCTATATACTGTTAGTGGTAGTATATATACAGGTCAACCTCAATTTCAATATGTATGTGATGTTTATAACAGAGATACTAATGAGTTACTAAAAAGAATGACTCAAGGAGTTAATCCTGGTGGTAGTGCTATATTTGACATAGCAAGAATAGTACAAGGAGAATTAGAGGCAGATTACAATTGGAAAATAAATACACCTACAGAGTTTAGTTCTAGTAAACAAGGCTTTGAAGTTAAATTAGGAGAACAGTTTGCTAGTAGTATAAGTTCAAGTGTAGTAGTATACCCTGATCAAGCTAATTATCAAATATATTGCAATCAAGGAGTAATAGAACCTAATGCAGGAGCATATAACTGGAAACAAGTAGTAGATAGTAATACATTAAGTAATATGCCAGCTACTATGTCTATGCAATCAGATGATTATGGTACTATATCGGCATATGTATCTTCTGGTACTACAGTAATAAGTCAAAGCTTTTACTCTGCTAGTGCTTCTACTTATGTAAAAGTAGACGAAAAGAATTATAGTTTAGTATCTGGATTTGATGATTACTTTTGGGCAATACCAATATCTTCTTCTGCTAATTATTGGAATTATGTAGATGTTAGTTTATCTGGTAGTTATGGTTTAAATAATTATAGATACGAAGCATCTAATGAAACTCATAGAGAAAAGACTAGATTTGCTTTTGTAAATAAATTAGGAGCTTGGGATTATTATAATAATTATAACCCAGTAAGACAAGCTATAGAAGTAGAAAGAGAACAATATACTGCTGCAAGAGTAGACTATAGTAGTAGAGTAAATACATACGATATAAGCCGTAGAGGTAGAACAGATTATCATAACAGTACAGACGATGTATTTACAGTAGATACAGATTTATTAGATCAAGAAAATGCTAATTGGCTAGAAGAACTAATTGAATCACCAGAAGTATACATACAAAGAAATGGAGAATTTATTCCTATTATTATTACTGATAGTTCTTATACTTCTAA